CGGGGTCAACTTCTGTGAGATTTCTTTTGGATTCAGCCATGATACCATCCTAAGTTTCCCTGACAGATATCGTAGATAGGCATCCAAAGCCAATAAGAAAGAGCAATAGGCCATGTCACCGATAATGATGACGCAAGAATGATCTCGGCATCAAAACAGAATTCAACATATCACACAGTTAGCTGCACGGTGGCCGCGGGGCCTGCCCCATATAAGGCAGATATTTGAGATACATCGACGGAATACGCCCCATTAACAATTTCCGCAGCTATATCCTGAGCGTCATAGGTCCATGCCGATTGCGACACCACGTCTTGCCGAACGGCATTGCCATCTTTCACGACAGTCACCAGATAACTTTCAGTTTCTTCGCCCAAGGGCACATCCAAACCAGCCCAACTATCACCATCAACCCGCGTACGTCTTATCCATTCGAGCGTCAGGCTCCCATCCACCAGTGTCCGGTCACGCAAGTGACAGGGTTTGTAAGGTCTGAGATCGTTGTTCTCAAAGGCATGGGTCACTTCTTGATACGCAACATCTGCGTAACCTTTCGACGACGGTCCATAGCGATAATTGCGTGCAATTCCCCGAGCGACTGGCGCTAAATCCAGTTGCGACAGTGCAGCATTAAACAACACAAAGTAGCTGCCGACAGCCCATTCTGAGACTGCAACGCCGTCGCTTCCTGCCTGCCCTCGCAAAAGGCCAGATATACGGTAAGTTGAGGCATCAATAAGGTCCGCTGTTTCAAACTGAATAACTTCCACAACATTCGGATCGCCGTTCGTCAGTAGTGCAACATTGCTGCCCGAAAGGAGCGCCTGCAAATCAACTGAGTTCAATTCACCATTTGCAAGTTGAACATCAAAACTCAATTGAGAGTGCAAGACACCCGATCCCGCTGTCTTCAATTCAGTTAGCAACTCACCAAATATAGAGGCCGACTGAATGAGGGTGTTAAATAAAAACCCATTTTCTGACGCTGCAGAATAAATAGCGGCCCCTCCTGGCCAAGGATCTGCAACTACAGCAACATGCGGTGCGAAATCTACTTCATCTCCCGTAATCGTTGGCAAATCGAGGAACAACGCATCGACAGGAACGATAGGTTGAAACGCTACATTTTCAGTCTCAAATTCAATAGTTTCAGGGGCTTGGTAAACACCTGTATCTACACGAGTCGCCTCAACCAAACGTGCTCCATTGTCTTCAACACTGTCAATTCGCGCGAAGGTTTCTCCGCCTTCCCAATCGACTTTCACAGTGTCACCTGCCCCAAGGTGATGCTGCGAAGGTGGCAATGCAAATTGATAGTTTTCACGAGACACCCGCGCTTCTGTCAGCCAACGCTCTGCAACTCGAACACCTTCATTTCGCTGCATGGCCAACGCAAATGTGCTCTGAGACACCCCACTTGTATTAGCAATGTCGGGATAAACCGCTTCAACCGCTCTACTTTCATAATCACGTTCCGAGTCTATAAAGCCCAACCTCACCCGCGAAATTGACTCTGCGTCTGAGCCACGAACGACATCGACGGGCGTCGTATTCTCTTCACCAAATACAAGCTCAGAAGCATCCAATTCGGCTTTGACCTTACCGTCTCGCGACTTAAAAATTAAACGGCCGTCCCGCTCGATCACATCAATCCCATAGACCAGTAGCAGCGGCTGCAAAGCGGCCCGCGCAGAGGATACATCAGATACTTGGTATCCTCGCACTGTGCCAAACAAATGCTCTGTATCGATATCTAACAGACCGCATTTAGACACAACCTCTCTAACAACAGAAGCCAAGGACCGTGCCGTTGCGCGTCCATTCAGCCAGTGTCCTCGCGCATAGTTAGAGCCGTCGCTCCACAGTTTTCGATTGTTAGGGAAATGAGGATAGGGTCGTGCGTCCCAAGCCCAGACATACGCCTGAGACATATCAACCATATTGCCATTATATTGAGTTGAGATAGGGTTGTTCTGAACGTTACCCCAATACCCGTGCATTGCCTTCAAATACTGAGCTTGAATAAAATCATCTTGCTGCCCATTCGAAAAATAAGGCAATCGAGATTCAGATGACTTTGGATCAATAAATTTGTTTGGTTGATTTGTGCCCTTTTCGATTGCGGCACACCCCAACTCTGTGAACCAAATCGGTTTAGATTGAGGAATCCAAGGGCTAGAAGCACCCACCCGAGCACCACCGATACGATCATAATGGGCTTGCGACCACCAAGAATGTATATCTTTGTATCTGTAGACCCAAGGCTCCCCGTAGGAGCCGTCTTCAATAGGCGTTCGAATTTGCAAGTCGCGCGCGGTATCATCGGCATAGTACCAATCAAAACCCTCGCCACCTTGCACATTTGATTTCAAATATTCCAGATTATAGACTGACGCCCATTCTTCGTCCGCATGACCGGAATTGTCGCGCCAATCTGATAAAGGCATGTAATTATCTATGCCAATGAAATCAATTGCGGGATCAGCCCAGAGTGGATCAAGGTGAAAGTATCGATCACCAGAGCCATCGGCGGGTTGATATCCGAAATACTCTGACCAGTCAGAAGCGTAACTGATTTTAGTACTAGAGCCCAAAATAGAACGCACTTCTCCAGCAAGCACCCGAAGTGCATCAACAGCAGGAAATCCAATATTATCGCGAATCTGTGTCAAACCGCGCATTTCGGATCCGATACAAAAGGCAGAAACGCCACCTGCTGCTTTGCATAAATAAGCATAGTGCAGAATGAACCGCCTATAGCTCCATTCCGACGGCCCAGTGTAGTTAACCGTATCGCCTGAAATTGAAAAATCTGAAGGCTGTGCTGTTCCAAAGAAATCAGAAACTTCTGCGCGCGCCTCAGCCGTCCGGTCTGGGGTTCCTGAAACACTAGGTGCGAGACTGGTTGTAATCCTGCCACGCCATGGCAATACTGGTTGCCCAGATTGCGCAGAATACGGATCCATTTTCGTGTTACCTGCCAACTGCTCCATCAAAATGAAGGGGTAGAACATCGGCTTTTGACCCTTTTTCTTCAAATGCCGAATGGCTTCAACAACCGATTCATCCGCTGGTGTCCCGCCATAAACAGGGCGATTCCCGGCTTCAGGAACTAGTCCTGCTCCAGATCGGCCGACACCACATACCCGCCAAGGCATATTGGCCCCGTCTACAGCCCTTTGCTCCACTTTAGGCTTGATAGAACAGCTTCCACAGCGCAGATCGTTACCAAACCAAGATACGATCAACGAAACGGCACCACAGTTAGGAAGTTCGTCCCTCAGGGCTTCTACAGATGTCGTGAGGTCAGTTTTTCCAGAAGGGCTGTTCACATTGGTGGACTGAAACTGACCAAATTTAGCTCGCATATGCACAGGTGTAGTGGCCAAGGAATACTCCCCAGTCCCAGGAATCATGGCGACTGCGGTTACAATATCAGATGTTTCGGTTTGGCTGTCATCTCCACCTCGCATGACTTCCATACTGAATTGCGGCACACGGTTGCCGAATTGTCCCAATGCAAGGTTTTCCATGACTACATAAGCAGTCCCACGATATGCAGGAGTATTGTTAACCCCTTTATGTGCCGCAATCGTTGGATCAGCGCTTTGGGTTGATGTTCCCAGATAGACCTTCATATTCAAGTCTTCAGGCGAAATCTCTATGCCGTCAGCCCAAATTCGACCAACGCGCGTAATCGGACCTTCGCATAACGCGATGGCCAACGAAATTGTATAGCTATACGTCCGTGTCTTGGGCTCGGGTGTGCCCTTGCCGCTACCTCCAGTTGTTGTGACGGTTTCGCGAAAAGGAGACGCCCAAATAACCTGACCGCCAACCCGCATACGGCCATAAATGCGGCCAATCGCGCTGCCTTCACTCGCACCAGTCAATCGAAAACGATCAACTTGCCCAGTTTCAACGACTTCTGAGCCACTTCCCATCAACCTTTGATCAATCAGTTGACCCAGGGTCGCACCAATAAAGCGTCCTGCGACAGCCGTGGACAATCCAAGAACGCTGCCCCCAATAGAGCCACCAACAGCCATGCCCGCTGCCGAAAGTAAAAGAGTAGCCATAATTTAGGTCCTTTCGGGAAACACAAAACGGGCCGCAATTCTGCGCACCCACGGTCGGCTAAGAGGGCTTTCGACAACACCATGGCCCGAATAGGCATGAATGAATTTTGGCATAAGCCCGATATCCGAGACCATCCCAAGGTGTTTTGCGATACTCTCGCTATGCAGTCGAAAGACAATAACATCACCTAGTTCAAACTGTTCGGACACAGCAGGTGACAGATGTGTTTGAGCCGCTTTCAACAGCACCTCATTCCGACCCGTTTCTGCCCAATCGGGCGTATAAACCGGAACATTTTGCGGTTCACGACCATAAAGGTGCCGCCAAACACCTCGCAATAATCCGAGGCAATCAGTTCCAGCGCCACAAACGCTGGCTTGATGATGATAAGGTGTACCCAACCAACGCCTTGCTTCGTCAACCGCATCTCGATTTACATGTGGCATTTAATTACTCCCACGACCGTGCAGACAAAGCCACAGGACTTGTCACCAACCAATCTTCACCAGGAATGTGAGGAAACCCTTGGAAATTTACAGTGTTTGAAAATTTATTGCGGCAACTCGAAAGCAGCTTGTTGCATCCAGCAGTGAGGCGAACAACATCGTCTTGGGCGACATCCGCACGGATAGGTTCCCAAAGGTGAATAACCCGGCCCTGATTGTTGATTTGATCTGACTTTATGATTGCGCGCAGTCCTTTGGCAGCCCCCGTCAAAACCTCGACGACGCCACGTTCAAACCAGCCATCATCAAACGCCTCCAGCCCGCTCAGTCGTAGCTCACGACCATTTACAATAGTACCAGCAGCGCCTTCAAAAAAGAAACCAGCCTGAGTGGTGTCAAACTTGCAAGCCGCATCACCCAACACTGCTGAACAATTTGCTTGATAGGCCCGTCCCTGCGGTTGGTTCAAAGCATCAGTTAGTCCGCGCAATTCCGCCGTGAAGTCATAAGCACCACGTTTAATTTCGCCAATATGGCCACGAAACTGCACAACACGTTGAGAAACGTCTGCCCAGTTCACCAACCAAGCAACAACTTCAGCACCATCAAATCGTCCAGCCTCAATTGCGGCATGGGAAATCGCGTCATCGGTCAATGCTCCAAGGGCTTCAGTGTTATCTACTGACATACCTGTGCTTTGCTGAACAGCTACAGCGCTCAATCCCGACCCTGCTCGGAACAAGGTGTCGTCAAATTCAAGATCACCATCATGATCGGTGAATCCCAAGCTTATCCCATCTGTCCGTATGACGCTCCAGCACCGACAAATTGTTGTCTGGCCTGTTTTCAAATGGGTGCGAAAATCATTTAGGGACTCCATCAGACACGCACCTCAATAACGGGAATATCTGGAACCTCACCTGCCTGAAAACGCGACATCGAACTTTGAATTCTATCGGTGTCAAACCGCACCGGCACATCAAACTCAAAGCCAGCAGTAACTATCGTTCCAGACAAAGGTGCCTCTTCGAACGAGACGATTCCCAATATAAAATCTATATAAAAATGCTGGTCTAAAATCTGCAACTCGCCGGCAAGTCCAACAGTTACTGTACCGTCAACAGGTTTGGTGACAGGTCGCTCATAAGAATAATCGCCAGAACGATACGTTTTAACCAACTGAAAATCGGTGGTTGAACCATCACCTGTGCCAATCACCTGATCTTCAAAGTTTCGTTTTTTCGAAGGGGAGCAAGATTTAAAGTCTGCCCAGTCTTTCCAACGAAAGGCTGCCATTTGGCCACGACGCGCCTCAAAAAACGCGATGATCTCTTCAATATCATCCAGCGACTGCAATCCAGTTCCAGCGTCATAACGACGACGGGAGTGTTGCCATGGCGTATTGCGTTCCTCGTGGCCGCTGGTCAGTGTGACAATTTCTGTGCGGCGTTCCGGACCACCTACAGCGCCAAGGCTAAGGGACGTCGGGAACCGAATATCGTGAAAGTCCATTACAGGTCCCTCCTTATTTATTACGCTGTCCGCGGCTCAATGCACGGCTCATTTGGGCAGAAACTTGAGTAGATGAGCGTCTGAAACTGGCGGCATCAGGCGTTGAAATATTCATGACCACATGAACGGCTCCCCCGCCCCCTTGGGCTTTGACGCCCAAAGATCCATCGGCGCCACGGGTCAAAGGCATGATCGCTTCGGGACCAGCTTCACCCATCAGGCCAGTCCCACCGCGCATCGGAAAATTCACGGGCCCATCCACAACTCCACCTTTGGCAAAAGGCATGACTCTTCCTTGGGCAAATCCTGCTCCCTTGGCGAAAGGCATGGAGTTTCCAAAAGTATCGCCAACCAATCCGGTCAGCATTCCACCGAGATGTTTGAAAACCGGCTTTGCGGCCGCAGAATAAGCGGTACTGGCCATTGATTGCGCCAAACCGCCCAAAGCATCCGACAGTTTTCCACCATCAAAAACTACGTCATCGAAAGCCGTTCGCAATCCACGACTAAACCCACTGCTTAAGGCACTGACATCTTGACTTGTGGCCGATAACGATCCGCGCATGCGACCCAATTCTGCATCAAAACTGGCTGTCACAGCGGCTGCACCCATCATAGATGTTTCCAAGGCATCTACCTGAGCATCCAAACTATCCAGTCCATCGAAATCACTCATTGCTCCGTCCTTTTTTCATCTGGGAACCGCGCGCACAGATCAGAAAGCTGATCTCTACCAAATGCGTTTTCCTGTGGAAACTGGCCGATCAAAAACATCAATTCGGCAGGGGTTAGCGACCAAAAACAGTTTGGTTGCAAACCCAGAGTTCGCAATCCAACATCCATCCAGGGGCGCCAGTTTATTTTTTCGCTCATGAAGCTTCTGGAAGGGCAAAAGCACTGGCCAACAGCCTTGCTGCAGCCTTAGCCGCAGCAATTGGCCCCCCTTCGATATCAACTGACATCAAATCTAAAGCCTGACCATTCCAGCCGCCACCACGTAAACCAGCGACTACAATCGCCAAAACATCCCTCGACGAATAATCACCAGTGTCGAAGCGAGCCACCAAGTCCACCAAAGTGTCAGAAAGCATCGTTTCTTCCAGTTCAGCCAAGGCTCCCAGGGTCAACCGTGCGACATGACGCTGTCCATCCAGCACAAGGGCAACTTCTCCCCTCCAAGGATTAGCCATATCAGAACGCCGTAAACCCAAGCGCACCTGCAGAAGCAAGACTCAATTCATACGTGGCTTCACCATTATGGCTTCCTGCATATTCAAGCGAATTTACCACAAAGGCCCCTTCAATGGTTCCAAAGTCAGGAATAATAACTTGGAACTCAGGCACCTCACCGTCAAAGAAAATTTGACGCGCACGCTCATCAGTATCTGCATCTTTGAAGACACCAGATCCCGAGATCGACGCTGATCGCACACCGGCACCACCAAGTAATTCGCGCCAACCACCTTCGCTGTCCATTGAAGTGACATCAACAGTCTCAGCATTGAAGGAAATGCGTGTTGCTCGCAGACCTCCAATGGTTTCGAATTGGCCATCGCCAGTCATATCAAGCTTAATCAATAGGTCTTTACCGTTCTGGGCAGCCATTGGGTTTCTCCGTTAATTCATATATTTAAGGTAATTCGTGAATGTTAATTTTAGCTGTCATCAACGCGCGCACGAAATTTCAGGTCGATACGCCTTGTGTCACCTGTGCCCACACGTTTTGCGTCGGCCCGCAAAAAAGACATACCAACCAGACTGCCCCGCGATAGGGTCAGGTCGGCTCGGTGCAGGGCATCTGAAATGGCCGCACCAACGGCTTTGGCAACCGAAAAACCTGCCAATGTCGTAATCACTGAGACAACAAAAATATGGGTTGCTCCAGACCCGGTTCGATCAGATCTATCGCGAACTTGCTCGGGTCCAAGGCTCACATAAATATCCGGCAACATCCCACTTGGAATTGTGTCGTAAATAGCAGCTCCGACAAGGCTACCAAGGCTCGTGTCCGAAGCCAGCCGTTGATAAACAGCCTGTTGTAAGGCCGCAGAAACACCATAGCTCATGACGCCACTTCCTCTTGCGCATAACAGGTCAGATATCCGCCATGTGCGTCACTTTCGGCCACAGCGTTGATCAGGAAAATGCGCGTTCCATCCCGAAACCTCTGATCGGATTGGGGGCGACTGGGAGCGCCATAGGGTGCAGATCGTACTGTGATGCGATAGTTGACTTTGGACAGCGGGCCCAAATCACCACTCGGCGTACGCCCGCTGCTGGCTTTCACCTCAGCCCATAAAGTGCCCAAAGCTTGCCAGCTTCTATCAAAACCACCGGCTCCATCCGGGTTCAAGACGGCGTGTTCCAACACCAATTGACGGCATAAATTGACAGGATTCATTATGATGCTCTCAATCCGACCCGCAATGGGCGATATCGTTGAAGCAACGCTGAAACACCAAATGGCATACAGCCCTCACCTAGCCCCGTTTCGGCACGGTATTGGTAATAATGCGCGGCAAGCAGTAAAACAGCTTGCCCTAAGTCAGCAGGCACTTCGCTCCACGCCGGCCCATAGCCTGCATTGAATTGTATCTCAGCGACACCTTCAGACGCGACAGAAGGCAATCCACCGCCAACGGCATTCAGCACCGGACGCTGGCTGTCTTGCGCCAAAACATAGCTCTCGGGATTAACTACAGTTTCTGCACCAAATCGGTCCTTCAGTATCACCGAATTAACTACCGAAACAGGCGCAACCGGCAGGGCTTGGCTTTCTGCAAAGCGCCAATCCGTTAGCGTCCAAGTAAAACTGCGCTGCAAAATAATTTTGCCAATGCGGGCTTCAACAGCAGCCATCGCAGCTCTGAGAAAGCTCTCCAACACGGCATCTTGGACCGCATCATCCGCAAACCCTGTGCCAAGCCGCAAATGCTCTTTGAATTGATCAACAGGCAGGGCCTCAAATGGCACAGCTGTGTCTTCGACTAACATCATCGAAACTCTCCGAAAAGTTCAGCGCTCCGTCGCTGGGAATAAAACTGGACGCGTGCCTCCGCATTGCTCGGACGGAGGGAAGCAGCTAGACAACACGGGGGTTGTTTGGCACGCGTCCAATCAGAACGGGGGGTAACCCCCGACCCTATCGAGCGGCTTTTACGCCGTTGCGAATTTCAGGACTTTGATCGCTGCAAAATCCGACACATCGCCGCCAACACGTTTTGTTGCATAGAACAAAACATTTGGTTTCGCGCTGAACGGGTCGCGTAAGACGCGCAGATCTGGACGTTCGGCTACTGTGTAGCCAGATGCAAAATCACCAAAGGCAATGGCATCAGCACCATCGGCAATGTCCGGCATATCTTCGGCAATCAGAACAGGATAGCCCAACAACCGTGCAGGCTCGCCCGCAGCCAAACCATCGGACCACAAGAAACGACCGTCGCCATCTTTAACCTTACGGATTTCTCCGGCTGTTTTGGAATTCATTACAAAGGTGCCATTAGCGCGATATTCGGCACCCAATGCGTAAACAAGATCAACCAGAACATCAGGAGAACCCAACGCACCAGGCTCACCCGTGGCGACATAGCCAATCTCGCCCCGTGTTGCGGTGCTGTTATCGACAATTGTGTGGTTCAGAAAGCCACGCGGCTTATCCACACCGTTGCCATTGATAAACGCTGCAGCTTCTGCACGAGCAAACTTGTCCGCAATCCGACCAGCAAGCCATCAATCGATGTCGAAAGCACTGTCGTCCAACAAACGCTGGCTGGCTTTTGGCAAAGCAGAAAGCTCATGCAACGGAATTGAAATACGTTCAATCGCCGGTGTATCGGTCTCAGTTGTATCGACAGTTTCGTTGGCCCAGCCGCTTCCAAGTTCACCACGGTCGATCAAGACGTCGTAGGATGTGGCTTCAACGTTAACCACCGAAGATACCGAACGGATTGATGCTGTTGCACTCAGAACCGATTGGATCGTTTCCGAGGTGGCGGGATCGACAAGGTAGCCGCCGTCACCAGCAACAGCCGTTGACATAGATTTAGCATCCAATTCCAGACCACGCAGGCCATCATCATCACCCGAACGCAAATAGGCATCAAACGCCTTCTGATGCGGGGCTTCGTCATTGCTTGCGGCCAACACAGGGCGTGCCGCAGGGGTATAGGTCTTTTGATCAAGCATAGTCATTCGCTTTTCCTGTTGTTGAAAATTTTGGTCAATTCCACTTTTGAAGGCCTTCAAATCACTGACAAAATCCGCAAGCGCAGTTTTCATCTGAACAGCCGGGGACAGAGGCCGAGCATCATGCCCGGCATCATTTGATGTGCTCATCACGTCATCCTTAATGGTCTGGGTTAAATGCTGGCGGTTAGCCCACCAGCAGCGCACGCGCCTCTTGCAACGCATCCACCAATTCACGCATGTCTTTGTCTGAAGGGTGCTCGCCCTTAGACGCGACCCGCGCATCAGGAAGCATCGGGA